GAACAGGGGGAGCTCCGCGGCAGGCGCCGGAGCTGGGGAGGGGGCGGGTGCGCCTGCAGGAGCGGGCGCGTCGGGGGCGACCTTGGGGGCGCCGGACATCTTTTTGGGCGTCCGCAGTACTTCGAGGTGGCTGTCCACCAGCCGCATGAAGCCGATCAGATCGGCTTCGAGAGCGGCGATGGCATCCTCGTTGCGATAGATGCGCTTGACGAACAGGTCCTTGCCGACGGGCTCCAGCCAAGGGCAATACACCACCAGGTCGCACCACTGGCGGCCGGTGATCCAGAGCCCGCCGTTGATCTGGTCGATGTATTCGAGGTGGGCGGTTTCCGGGCTGGCCCAGACCTGCCCCAGCTTGTCGCACGCGAAGGGGCACTTGATCTCGACCATGCCGTCGTCATCGATCAGGCCGTCCGACGAGTAGCCGAAGCGCTCATCGTCGGTCATGATCAAACTGACTTCCTCGACCAGCGCGCCAGTGCGCTTCTCGTAGACCATGCGCGCCCGGGGTTCGAGATCGCGTCCGCGGCGCATCGCATAGGTGACGAAGGTGTCATCGAGCGGCTCGCGGCTGATGGTCTCGAATGCGATCAGCCAGGCGTACTTGATGGCCGCCGCGCCCGGCTCCTCGGTGGGCTCGCCCGCGAGCGCCTTGGCGATGGCCGTCGCCCCCGGCTTTTGCTTGTAGCCGGCCTTGGCGCGTGCGTCCGACTCGGCCATGCCGAGCTGCAGGGCGTCGACGTAGAGGCGCTGCTGGTCGGTGAGGCCGCCGACTTTCTCGCGCGCCTCACTGAAGCGGGAGGCGGTGGCCACGCCGCAACGGGCACGCAACCAGTCTTCGCTCCCCTGGGGGTAGTTCAGCAGGATCACGGACGACCTCCTGCCCGCAGCTTCTTGCGGTGAGCGATCACCGACTCCTTGAACTCGTCGTAGAGGTCGCGGCGCTTCGTGTCCGCCAGCGCGACGCAGCCTTCCGCCCACAAGGCAGCGGCATCGGCATCGGTCCTGGTCTTCTGCAGGCGGTCATACAGCTTGTCGGCCAGCCGGTCGGCATCGGAAACCTGCCTCAGATCGTGCGCACCAGGTGTCTGGCCAGCGCCATTGCCGTCGTCGTCGTTCTCGCCGATTGCGACGTTGAAGATCAGCTTCAGCAGATAGCGCTGGGAGTAGGTCATCGCCGAGCCCTGGGCGTGGGTCTTCGTCATGACGTCGCCGCCCTTGGCACCCTTGCCGTCGGCGGGCATGTCGCACTTGTAGGTGCGCACGTGCCCGGCCGCGTGGGAGACGTAGCACAGCACGCGGATGTGGTCCTCTTTCGGGCTGTCGTCGGTGTCGAAGCTCAGCGCGAAGCCGTTCTTCGTGTAGATGGGGCGCAGCGCGCGGTTCAACTGCGCGTAGCTCGCGTACTTGCTGCGGGTCTGCGGGTTGACCGCATCGGCCGAGATCGGGCCCATGGCGGCCTGGGCCTTGGTCATCGCGGCGTTGAACTTCTGCTCGTTGGCGCGGGCATGCATGCGCTCGTGCATGTTCAGCAGCCGCTCCATCTTGTCGATGTCGACGTTCGGGTCGTTGGCGGCGGCCGTGATCGCGTGCAGCACGGTGGCGATCTCGTTGCGCGCCGGCAGCACCAGCGTTGCCTTTGGTGCGAAAACCTCGGGCTCGGTGGGGGCGAGTGCGGCGCTCACTTCGCGATACCCCTCAGAGCGAACCAGGAATCGCGCGGCTCGGTGCCGCACACGGCCAGCAGGACGGCCGCGAGAAGCAGCAGCAGGACGATGCCGCCGACGATGAGGTAGTCGTGCGCGGTCGACGGGAACCACAGGCACGGATCGCCCATGTGGTCGTCGTTGGCAGCGGCCGGCATGCCGGCGGGGGAGGTGTCGCCAGCGCTGACGCGCGGCGGGTGCACGAGGCGAACGCTCACGATGCGATCCTTTCGTAGATGAGGAGGGCGATGACGAAGAGGCCGGCGAGCACGGACACGGCCGTGGCCACCGTCTCGCTGATGCGCTGGCGGAGCGGGACTTCGATGTAGAGCCGGGTGGTGCTAGAGCGCTGGCCGGGGCCGAAGGCGTCTTCGAGCGAACGGGGCATGCGGCCGGGGCGGTGGTCGTCCGCGTTCACCGAGCCCACCAGCGTGGGTTGGTCTGCGGGCGCGGGCACCAGGGGGAAGGAGTAACCGGGGCGCTTCATCGCGTGCTCCCCGGGACATCAGCAGAGCGGGCCGCGCGGCGCTGGGCGTGCAACTCGCGCGCATCGCTGTTGAAGCGCGCGGCGAGCGTGATCGCCTGGACGAGGGCGTGCAAGGCGGCGCTCACGATGCAGCCTCCTGCGCCTTGGCGAGGGCGGCGGCGTTGGCTTCATCCGCGTGGCGCCCTGCAATGAGCGCGTCGAAGTAGCGCTGCTTGTGCCCTGTACGCTCGCTGACAAGGAATTCGACACGGCCGCGCGCACCGACCACGCGCCCGACGGTGAAAACATGCTTTCCTCGGAACGTGTCGCCGAAGACTTCCCACGGCCTCGGCGTGTGCTGCGCGGCGCTCATACCGCACACCACCCGCAAGCGGCCATTGCACGCACACGGCGGGCCTCGGCGTAGCGCTGGCGCAGCGCGGCGATCTGGTGCTGGATCTCCAGCAGCTGGGCGTGCAGGGCGGCCTTCATGCGAGGCCCCAGCTAGGCGCTGTGTCAATGCGCATGGCAGCCTCGGTTTCGAGGCGGATCAACGCGCCGGTCTGCTTCGCCTGGGCATACGCGCGGTCGAATGCCTGGAGCTCTTCATCCGTGAACTCGGGGCAGGGGGCCGGCATCGCCGCCGGATTGGCTTGGGCTGTCTGCCCGGGGTTCTTGTGCATTTGCGCTCCTCGCGGGCCGTTCTGTGGCCGCGGAAGTGCATTATGCAGAAGTGCATTGATGTGTCAATGCAGAAGTGCATTAAAAATTTCTGTGTCCTCGCAGTCTGCGGAAAAGGACGAAAGAAAGCCCGCGCGAGGCGGGCTTGTGGGAGGCGGGGGAGGGGGTCTGCTCAGTACTGCTCGCTCTTCCAGACCGTGAGGATCTTCCCAATGATGTGGAGATGGGGGTTCTTGGGCGAGATGTCGTAAGGCGGGAAGTCGTCCTTGTTCTTCGAGATCACGCGCAGGACGAAGCCAGGTCCATTGAACTCGGGCACGCGCTGCAAAATTTTGATGTAGCCCTCGTCGCCGACTCGAAAGAAATAGACGCCTTCGTGATCCACGCGGTTCACGCCCATGTCCATCAGCAGCGGATCGCCAGGGTTAAACATCCCCTTCATTGATGGGCCGAATCCCGTGACGATGCAGAGGTTCTGCAGGCTGGTGTACGAGCGAACGTTCAGCTGCAGCCACTCGCGGTCGACCTTCCAGCTCTTGATGATGCCGGGCGACTCGCCTTCGAGCACCAGCTTGCCGCGCGTGTCCATCCCGCCGCTGATGTCGTACTGAACGATCTCCACCTCCTCGCCAGATGCCTGCGGTGCTGGAGTCGGCGCGGGAGGGGCTGCCGGTGGGTCAAAGCCTTCCGGCTCACCCTTGCCTTCAACCCGCGCCCATTCCTTCTCGGCCAGTTCCTCATCGTAGAAGGCGAGCGCATCGACCCCGAGGTGCTTCGCTGCCAGATCGAAGCTTTCCGTTCGACGGGGCTGCTTGATGTCCCCCTTCTTGAAGCGATCGAAGCCCGACTGGGCGGTGGGCCGCTTGATGGCGGCGGCCAGCGAAGTGGGGTTCAGCCCACGTTTCGCGAGAAGTTTGTTGAAGAGGGTGACTCCGTCCATGCCTCGACTATGCAGAAATACGTAATGCACTACTGCTTGAAATTGCAATGCAGAAGTGCATAATCTCTGCATGACTCAACTTCAAACGGTGATCCGACAGCTGCGCGCCTCGCTGTCGCAATCTGAAATTGCCAGGCGCACCGGCATCGCCCAGTCGAAGATTTCTCGGTGGGAGGCCGGAAAGATCGCCGCAGGCGCGGAAGAAGCGCTCAAGTTGGTTGATCTCGAGCGCCGGTTGCGCAAGGCGGCGACGAAGGGCGGCGCGTCGTGATGCACATCAAGCCTCTCGCTTCACTGAGCCACGCCGAGGTTGCCGACCTCGCAGCGCACGCCGCCGAGCGCGGTGAAGAGCTCCCCCTGGCCAACCCATTCCCGGCCGACGGTCCCGACAGCTGGCGACACCGCGTCTTCCGCGATGTCTTCGTCGCTCGCGCCGTCGACCTCCAGCCGGTCGGCTGACCACTTCACCCCAACCACCAATTCCAGATGTCCACCATCGACCATGACCAAGAGCCGGCGTTCGCCCGCGGCATCGCCGGGCCGCTCGGGAAGCTCACCGAAGACCTCAAGACCAAGGTTGACGAGGCGACTGACAAGGTATTCCGGCAGCACTGCGCCCTGAGCGGTACCGACGCGAGCACGCTGCTGCGCGACTTCGTGTACCTGACCTGCTACGGCAAGACGTGGCGTGCGATGGCGGCTGAGAAGCTGTTGCATGAGGAGGAGCGTATCGGCGCTCTGCGCAAATTGGCAGGGCCTTTTGAGGGCCCCGAATTCGCGCAGCGGGGAGGGCACCACTGATGGACTGGCTCAACCGCTGCCACTTCGGTGACGTGCGCGCAGTACTGCGCCGCATGATCGCTGACGGCGTGCAGGTGAACACCATCGTGACCTCGCCGCCGTACTGGGGCCTGCGCTCATACCTCCCGGCCGGCCATCCAGACAAGGCGATGGAGATCGGCAGCGAACCCACGCTCGGCGAATTCATCGCTGGCATGGTCGAAGTCTTCGACCTGTGCCGCCAGGTGCTGCGCGACGACGGAACCATGTGGGTGAACATGGGCGACAGCTACGCCGGCTCTTGGGGATCGCAGGGCCGTGAACACAGTGGCATCGCCGTGTCGGCACTCAGTGCGCGCCAAGTCGCGGCTGGTCAGCGTAAGGCCTCAAAGACGAGCAGCACTGACCGCACGCCTGGCATGAAGCCGAAAGATCTGATCGGCCAGCCGTGGCGGCTAGCCCTCGCATTGCAGGGCTTCACCGTGCTGCCGTCAATGACCATGCTGCAGTGGGCCGACGGGTTGCGAGACGCGCGTGTCGCTGGTGACTGGGCGCAGGTCGGTGCGATCGAGGCGCGCATACGGGCCGAGTGCGTCGCTGATGCGCTGTCTCGTTCCTGGTATCTCCGCCAGGACATCATCTGGCACAAGCCCAACCCGATGCCCGAGTCCATCAAGGATCGGTGCACGAAGGCGCACGAGTACATCTTCCTGCTGTCGAAGTCCGAGCGCTACTACTTCGACCAGGGCGCGATCCGCACACCGCTGAGCGCCGAGACAAAGGCCTTGTCCTTCGACACGATGGACTACAAGGCGCGCGATCGCTACAAGATGCCCGACGGTTGGAACACTGGGCCCGGAGCTCACGGCTCGTTTCATCCAGAGGGCAGAGAGAAGGGCGCTGGCCCTCGCGGCACGGGTGTCGGCTGGGGATACGCTGAATCGGACCCCAAGCCGCGCACGACAGCCAGCAAGCGCAACAGCTTCGCTCGCGAATCGAAGAACACGGCCGGCGAGCACGGCCAGAAGCCGCAGCACCGGCCTGATCGCGACGAGGTGCACTACGCGAACACCGCCAACAAGCGGAGCGTGTGGACCGTCGCCACCGAGGCATATCCCGGATCTCATTTCGCAACCTTCCCGCGCGCGCTCATCGAGCCCTGCGTGCTCGCCGGTGCACCGGCCGGCGGCATCGTGCTCGATCCCTTCTTCGGCAGCGGCACCACCGGCCAAGTGGCGCAGCAGCTGGGCCGCCAATTCATCGGCATCGACATCAACCGCGCCAACGAGCCGCTTCAGGCCGACCGCTTGCGCCAACCCTCTCTTCTCCTGGAGGCAGCTTGAATCACGCCCCCTTCACCCGTAGCCCGCTGCAAGTCGCGCAGCAGCACGCCGACCAGTTCACGCCGCGATTTCTCGCATACCTGCCCGAGAACCTGCACGTCTACGACGCCTTCGAGCGCGAGACGATGCGGGTGGTTCGCCGTGGCTTCCAGCACTACAGCGCCCGCACCATCATCGAGGTGCTGCGCCACAACTCGGCGCTGGCGGAGCGCGGCGGCCCGTGGAAGCTCAACGACTGGCACACCCCGTACCTGGCGCGGCTGTTCGCGCTGCTGAACCCAGCCTTCGCGTGCCTGTTCGAGTTCCGCATCACCAAGGCGGTCGGCCGTGGCCGCGCGGCGGCGGCGAACGACCCCTCGATGGAAGGGGTGGGCGGTGCATGACTTGGCTCTACATTCCATCGAACTCTGTGCCGGCGTGGGCATGCTCGGAGAAGGACTGCGAGCCGGGCTCGGACATCTGGGCATCGCGACTCGCGCCGTCTGCTACGTTGAGCGGGAAGCTCACGCTGCCAGCGTCCTGGCGGCGCGCATCGAAGAAGGAAGCCTGGACCCGGCTCCTGTCTGGTCCGACATGCTCTCCTTCGACGCTCGAGCGTGGCGCGGCGCAGTGGATTGCGTCGCTGCAGGCTTCCCCTGCCAAGACCTCAGCCTTGCAGGCCGCCGTGCTGGGCTCGACGGCGAGCGCTCCGGCCTCTTCTTCCGGGTCCTCGACATTGCAGACGATAGCGGTGCGTGGCTCCTCGTTCTGGAGAACGTCTCAGGCATCGCTTCTGCCACCGCCTCCGTTGTGGACGAAACCGAAGGGACTCTCGACGAGCGCGCGGCCGCCCGAGTCGTGGGAGAACTGGCCGACCGCGGGTGGCACTCGGAATGGATCACTCTTTCCGCGTCCGACGTGGGCGCCAGCCACGGGCGCGCCCGTTGGTTCTGCGTCGCGTGGCGCGTGGCTGACGCCGGCGGGCATGGCGGGCATGGACCATACGGGCAAGGCGGGAGCGGGCGGCGAGTTTGCTCAGCAGGCAACGAACTGGGCCACGCCCCGTGCATCGATGGCGACGAACGGGAGCGACAGCGGATCTGCGCGGAGGCAACTCGAGGGGCTGAACATCGGGTTGAAGGATCAGGCGAAGCAATGGCCTACGCCGAGCGCAGCGCTCGCTGGCAGCGGAGGCTCGGATTGCTCGGAGAAGCGTCGGCCGGAGAACCTTGCGAGCTTTGTGAAGACGCGCGAGGCGCAGCAGCAGTGGCCCACGCCTGCTGCGAACGAGTACGAGGGCGGCGATCCGAACAAGATGCTCGAGCGCCGCGAGCGGGAGAAGTTGAAGGGCCGCAACGGCAATGGCTTCGGCCTGACGTTGGGCATGTCGGTTGCGCAATGGCCGACGCCAGCTGCCCGGGACGGCAAGGGCACGAACTCGGAGGAGCATGCGCTTGTGACCGGCGGGGGCCGGAAGCACATGGACCAGTTGGCGAACTTCGTAGCCTATTCGCCCCAGGTCCAGCCGATCCGCGATGGGCAGGAATCCTCGCAGAGCACCCCGAACTCGCCCCGGCACTTGAACCCGATTTTCGGTGCGTGGTTGATGGGGTGGCCTTCGGCATGGGTGATAGCCGAGCCGCACGCCTCAAGTGCGTTGGCAACGGCGTCGTGGCGCTCCAAGCTGCGGCAGGAATTGTCGAGCTTGTGCGGCGCGCGCGGGGAGTGACGGCATGAACCAAACCCGCCTCGGCTCCCTCATCGAAACGCTGATGAACGTGTGCATCGGCTTGGCCGTGTCCGTCATCGCGAACCAGTTGGTGTTCCCGCGCTTCGGCTTCCACCCCAGCGTGGCCGAGAACGTTGCCATCAGCGTCATCTACACGGGAATTTCCATCGTGCGGCAGTACGTGCTGCGCCGGTGGTTTAACGCTCAATTGCAGCGCGCGGCGCAGCGCTTGGCACAGGCGGCACTACGGGAAGGGCGCGTCGAGGAATGACCCGACCAGTTCCATATCCCGCAGACACGCGCGCGAAGGGCTGGCGCTTCGAGCTGGACCACGAGCGCATCGAGCAATCAGACACCTGGGCGCTGGCGCCAGCGGACGTGAAGCCGTGGCTGCTGATGCTTTGGGTCACGGCCTGGCGCCAGGAACCGTGCGGCTCGCTGCCCAACGAAGACGAGCTCATCGCCGTGCGCATCGGCATGCCCATGAAGACGTTCGCCAAGGTGCGCTCCAAGCTGATGCGCGGCTGGTGGGAGGCCGAGGACGGCCGCCTGTACCACGACACCGTGACGAAGCGCGTCCTGGAAATGCTGGCCGCCCGCGAGGCGGAGCGTCGCCGGAAGGCGGAGTACCGCCAGCGGAAGGAGGCGGAGCGCAGATCGGACACCAGTGGTGATCCGGATTTGTCCCACGGGACAACCGGCGGACACCAGCAGGACGACACCCGGAATGACACCGGGAGAGACGACACCGGAACCAGAACCGGAACCGGAACCAGTAAAGAAGAAACCACCACCACTTCCCGAACTACGTCCGACGTGGTGGGGGCGGGCGGGCAAAGCCCGACGAGAGCAGGGGAGGTGTGCAAGGCGATCAGAGCGAAGAAGGTGGCCGACGCGAACCCATCGAGCCCGGAGCTCCTGGCCCTCCTCGCCAAGGGCGTGCCTGTCGAAACCTTCGAGGCCGCGGCCGAGATCTGCGCCAAGTCCATTCCGCCCAAGGGCTTCGCCTACCTGCTGGGCATCGTGAAGCGCCAGCTTGGCGAGGCGGCAGCCATCGCCTCGGGCGCAGCCATGCCCGAGAAGCCGTGGGATGAGAGCCGTTCAACCATCGAGGCCAAGGCCGCCGAGCTCGGCCTCGCGCCTTGGAACGAAGCCGACCTGAGCGCCGATCGCGAGAGCTTTCCCGCATTCACGGCGCGCGTGCGTCGTGCCGTCAACGAACGCCAAGGAGTCCCCGCATGACCACAGCACTCGCCATCAGCCAGGTGGCGGTATCCGCGCAGCGCAACCTCCATCAGATCGCCACGTACGACCGCGAATTGCGGCAGCGCGGCGCGCTGGTCGCGGCGGTGGCACTGAGCCCCTACCGCGCGGTGGAGCGCGCCCGTCTCGACGTGTGCGCCGAGCACTTCGCCGCGCTGCAGCCCGCCAACGACCTCGCCTTCGAGCAGAACCCGGAGCACGCATGATCCCGTCGATCAATCCTTGGGACGCCGAGATCGAGGTGTTCGAGCAGCTGACGCTCGCGCGCCTTCTGAAGCACACCGAGCCCGAAGGCGAATGCCTCGCCTGGACGGGCCACGCCAACCTCGGCCGCAGCCCGCAGATCCGCCTCGGCGGCGCCAAGGGCCGGGCCTACAACGTCCGCCGTGTGCTGTGGGTGCTTACGCGCGGCAGCATCCGCGCAGATCGCGTGGTCACGGTGGACTGCGACTGCGAGCTGTGCGTGCACCCCGACTGCCTCATCGCGATCCACCCGTCCAAGCTTCAGAAGGGGCAGCCGAAGTCGCTCCTGGCGTCGCGCCGAATCGCGACGGCCCAGCGCAGGCTGTCGCCGATCTCCGAGGAAATGGTGCAGGAGATCCGGAGCAGCTCTGTTCCTGCTGTCGAGTTCGACCGGCGCTGGGGACTTGGCATCGGAACCTCTGCGCACATCCGGTCCGGAGCGCGCCGCGCCCCGCTGGGCCTGGGCATGTTGGGAGGTGCCGCCTAATGGCCCGCCGCCGCACCGCCGCGCTCGGGCTGATCGCTCGGGCCCTCATCGAGAAGCAGTGGCACGCAACCGCCGTGCGCGCGCAGATCCACGCCATCCTGGGCGACGACAGCGACCAGTTCGTAGCCGCCGCCGGCCGGGTGTTGTTCGTGGTGCTGGGCGCGCTCATGGCGGAAGACATAGACGACGACCTGCCGGACGTGCGCATCGTGCGCGGCGCCTGCAACGCGCTCTACGAGCAGGCGGGCGTGCCAACCATCGACCCGACGCGACGCGCATCGCTGCGCTCCGGGCTGGAGGCTTGCGAGCGTCTCGTCGATGGCCTGCAACGCAAGTCGCTGATCGATGCCGCTTGCGACCTGGAGCTGAAGCTGAAGACCGGACACCTGGACTGGGCCTCCTTCGAGTCTCTGCTGGAGGGCATCGCAGCATGACGTGCCCGAACTGCGACAAGGCGGCAATCCGCGCCGACTGGCCCGGCTACACCGCAAACTGCCGGGAATGCCTGGCGCGCGGCATCGCCAACGGGCCCGAGTACTGGCGATCGCGCCAGGACGGCTCGCTCCGCGAGGAGTACAAGGCCGCGCTCCGGAACATCTGGGGCGCCGACTGGAAGAAGGGCCACGACGCCGTAAAGCTGGCCGCGCAGCGGCTCGACCAGCAGCGGACCTCGCCGCAGGGAGCCTTGCTGTGACGGTCCACATCCTCGGAATCGACCCCGGCGCGAGCACGGGCCTGGCCGCCTTCACCGGCGGCGCGCTCGGCTTCCTGAAGACCATCGAGCCGCACTCCATCGAGCACACCCTGCGCCACTACAAGCCGGCGCGCGTGGTCTTCGAGGACAGCCGGCTGGAGTCCAAGGTCTGGACGGCCGCGGGCAGCCGCGCGGCGGCGCTGAAGATCGCCCGCAACGTCGGGCAGATCGACGCCTGGTGCAGCCTCATCACCGCCATCTGCGGTGACCTAGGCATCCCTGCCCACGGCATCAGCCCGACCGCCAAGGGCGCGAAGCTGGACGCCGAGGCCTTCGCCCTCGTGACCGGCTGGGCCGCGCGCAGCAACCAGCACGAACGGGACGCCGCAATGGTCGCGTGGCCCTACCGGAGGGCCGTGAAGTCATGACGGTCACCCCCACCGAGCAATCCCGCCGCATGTCCTTTGGGCGCGGCGTCATGGAAGGCCTGCGCATGGCAGGCATCCAAAACCCTGGAGACGTGATGAACGCAGCGAAGTTGGCCCGCATCGAGAGCGGCCTGAACAGCATGGCCAAGAAGGTGCTCGGCGCCGTGCCCATCCAAGCGCCCTGGTCGAAGGAACAGATCGTCAGCGAGCTGCGCCGCGCCGGGGCCACGGTAGACCGCGCCGTGGTCGACGGCTGCCTCATCACTCTCTGCGAGCGCGGCCTGGTGAAGGAACCCAGTCGGGGCAGCTTCATCCGGGTCATCGCTCGCCTCATCACCCAAGCAACCGAGGAGTTCCACGACATGTCCGCCAACGCCAGACCCGCTGCAGCGCAGCAGCCCCAGCCTTCCGCTCCAGAGCGGGACGATTCCCTTTCCCGCCTGGCGAACCTGGGCGCGCTGCTGCGGCGCGCCGCCGACGAGTGCGACGCCATCGCTCTCGACGTGGAAGCGCGGGTGCAGGCCGCCGGCAAGGAGGGCGAGACGCTCCGGCAGCTCAAGGCTCTTCTCACTGGCGCCTGAGGCGAGGACAACATGGCAGACATTGCCCTGCAAGTCATCTGGCCCGACCAGGAGCGCGCGCGCACCAGCTTGCTCGAGCGCGTAGCGCCCTGGTGCAAAGAGCAGTGGGCCGCCGGCCGGCGCCTGGAGCTGGAGATTCGGCTGCACGAGGATGCGAAGACCGATCGCCAGCGGAAGTACTACCACGGCGTGGTGCTCAAGACCATCGCGCTGCAGGCGCGCCCGAACGACCAGCAGTTCCCCCTGAAGGTCTGGAAGGAGCACTTCCGCGCTGAGTACTTGGGCTGGAAGACCGTCACCAGCCGCAACCCGCTCACGGGCAAGAAGGTGCGCAGGCGCGAGCGCGTCAGCACCGAGCAGCTGGGAGTGAAGGGCTACAGTCAGCTCATCGACCGCGTGAGCGCGTTCGCTGCCTCGGAACTGGGCGTGACGTTCCCCGCAAGCTTCGAGCAGTGGGAGCGGATGCAGGTGGACCCGGACACTGGCGAAATCATCGGGGGAGTTCTGGGATGAAGTGGTTCATCGACTTCTACTGGCAACTGCGCGTCCTGCCCTACGCGGTGAAGCACCTGCTGGGCCGCTGGTATGTCCTGAGGGACGCGCCCGACGGCGTGGTCTTCTGGCTAGCCAAGGCCCACCGGGAAGCGCTGCGGGATGAGCTCGCCCAAGACGACGATGTGATGTCCTTCCTTGCGGAAGGCACGCGCGAGCTGGAGGTGCGGGTGCAGCGCCTACGCCGAAAGATCGAGCGACTTGGGGAAAAGCAGTGAAGCGGAGCGCGCCCATGCCGCGTACCGGCTTCAAGCGCCGCCGGCCGCAGGTCATCGGCGTGGATCTCGCTTCGGGCCCAGACCGCACGGTGATCGTGAAGATGCTGCCGGTGCCCGGCCGCATCGTGAGCATGGTTGCGATCAACGATGCCGATTTCCGCGGCGGCATGCCGAAGACCGTTAAGCAGGAGAACCGCACGCTGTTGAACATGGCCCGGGGTCAGCGCTGCCTGTTGCAGGTGCCCGGCACCTGCACGGGCGACACCGCCACCACGGTGGCATGCCACAGCAACCAGTCGGTGCACGGCAAGGCCGGCGCGCGCAAGGCTGACGACCAGTGGTCCGTGTGGGGGTGCGTGCGCTGCCACACCTGGCTCGACCAAGGCCCGGCCCCGGCCGCCGAGAAGATCGAGCGGTTCGCCGCCGCTCACCGCTGGATGGTTTCCATCTGGCAAGACATCGTGGCAGGCGTACAGCCGGCCACACCGAAGGAGCGCCGGGCCGCCGCATGGGCCCTGGCCAGGATTTAAAACGAGGAGAACGAATGGCTGAAGCCCAAAAATCAACCCTGCTGGTGGTGCTAGAGGCGGTGCAGGATCTGCACGCCCAGGAGCAGGTGGTCACCCGCGAGACGCTGGCCGAGCTGACCGGCCTGAAGCTCACCACCATTGATGACCGCCTCGGCGTCCTGGTGGACGAGGGCGACATCGTGCGCGTGCAACGCGGCGTGTTCGTGCCGGCGGTGCGGCATGCGCCCGCGCGGCCCATGTCCAAGACCGTGATGCCCGACGGCACTGTGAAGATCGAGATCGGCGACGAGGTGCTCACGCTCACGCCGCGGGAGGACCGGGCTCTGGCAAATCTGATGGCGGGCGCCGCCGCCCAGGCTGCGGCCATCGAAGCGGGGAGGAACACTGCGCTGCTCGCGGCCGAGCTGGGTGAGGAGGTCAAGCGCCTGCGTCGTCAGGTGCAGGCGCTCACGGAACGAGTGGACCCTGGCCAAGGGCAGCTTTTCGCGGAGCTGGGGCGCGTCGTGAAGCCGGCCGCCAACGGCGCGGCATTCGGCTTCGATAGGAGCAAACCTGTTTCGGGCGGAAAATCAGTTTCATGAACACCTCCGACTACATCGCGCTTGCCGCACTCGCGGTCAGTGGATATGCCGTTTACCAGTCTCACCGTACAAATGCGCGCACAGAAGCGGCACGCCGGGAGTCGGAAGCCACGCAGGCTGCTGCCAAGCGCCGGGGGTTGGTCGACGAGGTGATCCTGGAGGCGCACGGCTTGGCCGACGACGTGCGCTTGCACGGTGGCGAGGTAGATAAGACGAAGCGGCGCGCGAACGACATGGAGATCAAGAGCGGATCGCGCGAGAATTCGAGCTTCACCCTCATCCGGCAGAGTTGCGAAGGAAAGCGGATAGAGGCGGAAGACGCGCACACGGCCTACGCGCAGCCCGTTCTCTCTGCAACAACGGAAGCGCTCGGCCAGCGCTCGATCGAGGAGCTCGAATCGACGCTGCGAGATATCAAAAAGGCGCGCGGCCGCGTTCGCCTGCTCATCGAGGAAACCAAAAAGCTGCTATCGGAGTAGCCGAAATCTCACCGGCGAGAATGGCCGCGTGAACACGCACACCTCTCAACTCGCAGGCCAAGAGCTCGAAGCCTGGGTAGCCAAGGCCGTGGGCGAGCAGGCCTACAAGACCCTCTGGCCGGACTTCGAGAAGCTGGTGGACCGTTTCGCCATCAGCATCTCACCCCTCCCGGGCAAGGGCCTGCAGTGGGTCGCGATCGTGATCGGTCGGCCCGCCACTGGACTATCCGCCGGCCCGTACCAAGAGGGCCCGACGCCCCGAATCGCAGTGGGGCGCGCCATCGTCGCAGCCCGATTCGGCCTGGAACTTCAGATCGGCTGAGCGAAGACGGCCGACCAGTGCATGTGGCTGCTCTTGTGGTGCCGCATTTCCCGTAGCTGGAACGTGATGCGCACGCGCCCGACACGTGCCACTTCGACTTCGGCCTCCATCGTCTCCGGCAGCCCCTTGGCGGGCTCGGGCAGCTGCTTCGAAGCGGCCGACAGCTCCTCGACCGACACGCTCGCCAACACGCCATTCGGGTGGAACGGATCTTTCAAGTCCGGCATCCGGCCGTCGCCGTACTGCACCAGCATCTTCAGCGCCGTCATGCCGTTGCGCACGCCCTTGTCCTCGTCGCAGTTGTTGAAGATCATGTGGGCGTTCCGCGCCTTGTAGGCCAGTCGCACCGTCTCGGCGATGATGCCTTTGAGCTCGGCGTCCGAATACTCGTAGGAGAACCTTTCCGCCGGCGAGGACACCGCAGCGTTGTACGTCTCGGTGTTCCGGCCATGCAGGCGCACCAGCGTGTAGTTGGGGTTCGTGACCTCCCAGACCGGCGGTACGCTGTTATCGAAGCCGCGCGGGCCGTCGACCACGGTGTGCACGGCGTTCAGGGCGCGCAGCATGGCCAATGTCTCGACGGTCCGCTTCGTGCCGTCCCACCAGCTGCTGTGTCGGAACTCGATGCTGATGGTGTCCCGCGGCAGCTTCTGGCGGATGGACTCGAGGTGAGCGACCACCCGAGGGCTCGGTACCACCGACGGCGGGAACTGGAAGTGGATCAGCCCGAGCTTGCCGTTCAGGCGTAGCGGCTCGAGCGATTGGTGGAAGGCCTCCCACAGTGCATCCTTCACCTCGTCGGCGGTATCCCGGTAGAGCAGGCGCTTCCGGCCGGGCAGCAGCTCCTTCACGCCGCGCGGCAGCACCTGCACGTCGGTCTGGTGCCCGGTGAAGAAGCGGAAGGCCTTCACATTGAAGACGAACCCCTCGGGCGTGCGCGCCGCCCAGTTGTGCGTGTTCGTCTGGGAGGGGATGGCGTAGTAGCTGCTGTCCACCTCGACCAGCGGGAAGATGCTGGCGTAGTAGCGCAGGCGCGCCTCCGGTGTCTTGCAGTCCGGAGGGTAGAAGCGGCCGCAGTCGATCAGCGTCTTCTCGGCCCAGGAAGCATGCCCCACGAGAGTCATGTCTCATTATGGGCACCAGCAGCCGCCCCCCTGTAGGGATTCGCCGCGTCGGCGGGCAGCGAGAACATTCCCTCACCGATCACGGTCCCCGAACTTGGCGTCAGCCCTGGCGCTGGAGTGGGGGGCAAACCACTCCACATGACCCCTTGCGCATCCCAGGGGATTCAGGGCGGGATGAGAACCGCGCGGCCCAGCGCACCCTGTGTGCGTAGTCGGATGGACCGGTCCCCGGCGCTTTCGCCGGCCAGTTGTCTCCTCGCGCGGCTCCGGCCGCACGTTCGCCCGCCAGGCCCACCCTGGCGGGTTTTTTCTGCCGGACGCCCAGTCGCATCACAATGCACCAACTCCATCCTTGAGGGCTGTCATGAGCAATTACGACTTCGAGTTCGACCTGATCCGCTCGCGAGACGACGCACCGCCATTCAGCCGCGAGTATCAGCAGGAGCTGGCAGGCTACGCGACGCAGTTCGGCCCTCACTCTCAGACCGCCTTCACGATGGATTCTGTTGACGGCGGAGGAGGGCCGCTGGGCGAGTTCGCGTTTGGGAGCTATTCCGAGCTGATCAAGGCGGTGGGAGCGGTCGCTGTCGGCTACATCGCCGCGAGGGCAGGGCGGAAGGTGAAGGTCAAGAGCAAGGATCTTGAGGTTGAAGCCCGCAATCCCGAGGAGGTGAAGGCGCTGTTGCTGGTTCTCCGCGAGCATGAGGCTGAAGCAGCCGCGAAAGCGCCAGCGGCAAACGAGCAGAAGCCTCCTGCCGCATAGCGCTGACATCACCCTGTAGGGTTCGACCAGCTCGGGAGCGCGCGGAACACTCGCGCGCATGGCAACACGCAAGCCGGCCAAGAAGCAGGCACCCGCACCGAAGAAGACCATCACCAAGCCCGCAGCCCTCAAGAAGGCCGCGGGCGCACCTGCGCGCAAGAAGTCGGCACCGCCGGCCAAGCCGAAGAAGCCAGCCCGGCCGACCCGAGCAGCAACACCAGCACCAGTCACAGAACCCGCACAGCTTGGCCTAACCGACCTGCAGCAGCGCTTCGTCGACGAGTACCTCGTGGACCTGAACGGCACGCAGGCAGCCATCCGCGCCGGCTACAGCCCGGACACCGCCCGGCAGATGGCATCGGAGAACCTGTCAAAACCGTACATCCAGATTGCCATCGCTGAAGCTCGAAAGGCCCAGCAGACGCGCACGCACATCGAAGCCGATCGCGTGGTGGTGGAGGCTTGGAACATCGTGTTCGCCGACCCGCGTGAGCTGGTGCAGATCAAGGTCGGCTGCTGCCGGCACTGCTGGGGCGAAGGGTTCAAGTTCCAGCGCACCGTTGGCGAGTTCAACCACGACCGCGAGCAGCACGCCCTCAAGGCGGGCAACCTGGCCGACTTCGACGAGAAGGGCGGCATCGGGTTCGATCCCCTCAAGCCGCCGCATCCTGCCTGCCCGGACTGTGGTGGCGATGGCTACCCGCGCACGGTGCTGACCGACACGCGGCAACTGTCGCCCGCGGCGCGCGCCCTGTATGCCGGCGCCAAGATGACGAAGTACGGCATCGAGGTGCAGATGCACGACAAGGCCGCCTTCGCGGAGAAGCTCTTCAAGCACCTGGGCCTCTACGAGAAGGACAACCAGCAGAAGACCGACCCGCTGGCGTCGCTGCTGAGCCGGATCACGACCGGAAATGCCAACGGATTCCGGCCCGTGGCCGACGATCCCGAGGTTCCCGATGCTGGTGCGCCTGCATCGAGCGCCATGCAACCGCGCCAGGACGTGGACGGCGAGGACTGAGCATGGCGAAGAAGGTGCAGGACGACGAGCGCGACGACTGGCTGCCCGAGCTGGCCGGTGGATCGGCGCTCGATGGGCAGCTCTGGCCGGACAAGCCGCGCGACCTGAAGCGCATCAAGGTCATTCCGCCCACGCACGTGCCTCAGGACGCGGCGGAGCTCGAGCGCTGCCTCGCCGACCCGGAATGGCGCCTCTTCAGCGGGTGCCTGTACCAGATCATCGTGAAGGGGGAGAACGATGGCGACGACGACCTGGTGCAGCCCTTCATCCCGAACCGGGCGCAGAAGCGCTTCATTCGTCGGCTCTGGCATCGCAACATCATCCTGAAGGCGCGGCAGCTCGGCTTCACGACCCTGATCGCCATCCTGTGGCTCGACCACGCTCTGTTCAACGGGAACCAGCGCTGCGGCATGATCGCCCAGGACCGCGAGACGGCCGAGGCCATCTTCCGCGACAAGGTGGTCTTCGCCTACGACCACCTGCCCGAGGAGTTGCGCGAGCGCTTCCCGCTGGCCAGGGCCAGCACGAAGGAGCTGCTGTTCGGCCACAACAACAGCAGCATCCGCGTGGCCACCAGCGTGCGCGGCGGCACCATCCACCGCCTGCACGTCTCCGAGTTCGGGAAGATCTGCGCCAAGTTCCCCGCGAAGGCGAACGAAGTCGTCACCGGCTCGATACAGGCGGTGCCGCTGTCCGGCATCCTGGTCATCGAGAGCACGGCAGAGGGCAGGGAGGGCGAGTTCTACGACATGTGCCAGCGCGCCCAGGCGCTGGTCGCCGGCAAGGTCAAGCTCACCGCCAGCCAGTACCGCTTCCACTTCTACGCCTGGTGGCAAGACCCGGCGTACTCGATGGACCCGGCCGGTGTCGCCATCAGCAACGAGCAGCACGACTACTTCAACGAGATCGAGCAGACGTGCGATTGTAAGATCGACTTGGGGCAGCGCGCCTGGTACGTGGAAAAGCTGCGCAACGACTTCTCCGGCAAAGAGGAGAAGATGTGGCAGGAGTACCCCTCGACGCCTGAGGAGGCCTTCCAGCAGTCCACGGCCGGCCACTACTACGCCAAGGACTTGGTGCTGCTGCGCAAGCGCGGCGGCATCTGCCAGGTGCCCGTGCTCGACCTGCCGGTGTTCACCTTCTGGGACATCGGCAACAGCGACGGTACCGCCATCTGGTTCATGCAGCTGCTGCGCGGCGAGGACCGCTTCATCGGCTACTACGAGGAGCACGAGGAAGACCTGCGCCATTACGCGCGCCACCTCCAGGAGCGAGGCTACCTCTACGGTGGGCACTTCCTGCCGCACGACGCCGACCACAAGCGTCTCGGCGACTACAACCGCAGCACGAAGGAGCAGCTGCAGCTTCTGCTGCCCGGCCAGGCCTTCTTCATCGTGCCGCGCGTCACCGAGCTGATGACCGGCATCTATGCCGTGCGCAAGCACATCAAGGGCGCCTACTTCGATCTGAATGGGACGGAGGAGGGCATGAAGCGCATCCAGGGCTACCGCAAGAAGTTCAGCCAGTCGGAGAGCCGCTTCCTCGACCAGCCCGACAAGAGCAACGGGTGCAGCGAAGGCGCTGACGCGCTGCGCCAGTGGGCACAAGCCAAGGAGCTCGGGCTGCTCGACAGCCTGACCGAGAACAGCAGCTACGTGGAGGCCCCGGAGCCTGCCTGCGTGTGAGGACCACCACCATGACGAACCAGACCAACGACCTCGACCCCGTGGACACGCCCGATGGCGATGTGCCGCTCTCGCTCGCCGAGTACCACCAGATCCTCGAAGAAATCGACAGCCAGCCGCGCGCGTGGCGCCGCATTGCCGACCGGGAAATGGACTACGCCGACGGCAACCAGCTCGACACCGAGCTGATCCGCCACATGAAGGCGCAGGGCATCCCGACCACGATGGAGAACCTGATCGGCGCATCGCTGGAGGGCATCCGTGGCTACGAGGAGGCGAACCGCACGGACTGGCGAGTGACCTCCAACGGGCAGCCTGGCGGACAGGACGTAGCGGACGCGATCAGCTTCAAGCTCAACGAAGCCGAGCGGAAGAGCAAGGCCGACGACGCCTGCAGCGGCGCCTTCTATCCTCAGATCGCGGTGGGCATCGGCTGGGCCGAGGTGTGCCGCAACTCCGATCCTTTCGACTACCCCTACCAGTGCAACGTCATCCACCGCAACGAGATCCACTGGGACTGGGCCAGTACCAAGCTGGACCTGAGCGACGCGCGGTGGTTGCGCCGCCAGCGGTGGATGCACCCGTCGCGCCTGGCGCGCGTCTTTCCTGACCAGAAGGAGCTGATCCGCCGCTACGGCCGCGCCGGCATCAACTGGTGGGCGGAGTTCGACGAGACGCAGCACGGCGGCGGCAGCACGGGCCTGAACCGGGCGTGGGATGTGGCGCGCGAGTGGACCCGCCTCGAAGACCGGTGGTTCAACCCGATGAACAAGGAGGTGTGCGCCTCCGAGCTGTGGTACCGCCGGTGGTCCGATGTGATCGTGCTCAAGAGCCCGGACGGCCGCGTGGTGGAGTACGACGAGAAAAACCCGGCGCACGTTTTCGCCCTGGCCAAGGGGCGCGTGCAGTTCATGCGCGCCACCGTCGCGAAGGTCCGCCGCAGCTACTGGCTCGGCCCGCACGTCCTCTTCGACGGCCCCAGTCCCTATGCGCACCGCTACTTCCCGTACGTGCCGTTCTGGGGCTTCCGCGAGGACGGCACTGGCGTGCCCTTCGGCTATGTGCGTAACCTGATGGACCAGCAGGACACGCTGAACAACGGCAATGCGCGTCTGCGCTGGGGTATGAGCTCCTACCGCACCGAGCGCACGAAGGGCGCCGTCGACATGCCCGACGACGTGTTCCGCCGCACCATCAACCGCCCGGACGCCGACATCGTGCTGAACGCGGCGCACATGGCACAGCAGGGCGCCCGGTTCGAGGTGAAGCGCGACTTCCAGGCCAATGCCCAGCAGCTCGAGCAGCTTCAGAACGCCCGCAACGCGATCGAGCGCATCAACCCCGCTGCCGCGGGTGCGTTCTCTGGCCGGCGCGGCACTGCCAACAGCGGCATCCAGGAACAGACCCAGGTGGAGCAGGCCAACCAGTCGCTCGCGCACATGATGGGCAACCAGAAGCGGGCGCGCACGCTGGTGGGCGAAATGCTGGTGGCGATGATCGTGCAGGACATCGGCTCAAGCCCGCACGCGGTCGTCATCGAGGGCGACGACGTGACGCCAGCGCGCACTGTGGTGCTCAACAAGCCTGAAGCGGACCCGCTCACCGGCGTTCCCTACCTCTCCAACGATCTGCAGCGCACCATGCTGCAGGTCGGGTTGGAAGATGTGCCCAGCTCGCCGACCTACCGCGGGCAGCAGCTCAACGCCCTGTCCGAAGCGATCAAGAGCCTGCCGGCGCAGTACCAGGCCGCCGCCATGCCCTTCCTCGCCAGCCTCATGGACGTGCCGTTCAAGCGGGCGCTCGTGGAGGCCCTGCGCGCCGCCTCGGCGCAGGAGACGCCCGAGCAGGTGGAGAAGCGCATCCAGGAAGCGGTGCAGGACGCGCTGGCGAAGGCCGGCAACGACCTCAAGGCCCGCGAGCTCGACATGAAGGAGCGACTGACCGAGGCCCAGATCAAGCAGATCATGGCCCAGGCGGTGCAGACCGGCGTGCAGGCAGCCTTCGCGGCGATGCAGGGAGGCGCGCAGGTGGCGCAGATGCCGATGATCGCGCCGATCGCCGACGCCATCATGCAGGGCGCAGGCTACCAGCGGCCCACGCCGGGCGGCGACGATCCGAATTTCCCGACGCCGGCGCAGACGGCCGCCATGAACATCAAAGACCCCTATATCCAGGGGCAGGGCCCCGCCGCGCTGGCGGCTCAGGAGGAAGCGGCTGCTGCACCGCCGGTGCGCGAGAACACCAGCCCGACGTTCCCTCCGCGCGCGATTCAAGCGGGGGGAGGCATGAAAGGTATCGAAACTACGAGTGTTTCAGACAGCTTGCCGACGTGAGCCAGTGGCCAAGCGCTTCAAGTTACGCTGCCAACTTTGATTGGGGAAGTTCGCCGCGAGGCACCGTCAAACCTTGCCGAAAGAACATGACCTCTGATCCAACGTAGCGCACCTGCGCGGTGTAGTTCAGGCCATAGATGATGGACCGAGACATCCGGTACATCTGTTGAATTTGGTCTACGTTGTCATAGGACACTACCCATGGGACTTCGAACTCTCCCGATTGCAACAGCAGCGCGATCCGTTGGTGATCGTCATGCTCGTAGTAGTTGCGATAGAGGCCCTGGCCCTTGGTGTAGTAGGGAGGGTCGAGGTAGACGAGGGACTGGCGGGGAAGAAAGCTGCGGCTTCTGCTCAGCAGCGCATGCGCATCCTCGTTGTAGACCGAGATGCTCGATGAATGGAGCGCAATCATTTCGATGCGCTTGGCCAACACATCTTTCTTTAGCCGAGCGTCGAGTTTGTAGTTCCCGTCCTGAGCGAGGCCTCCGATCACGCCGCCTTTCAATACCCCCGACCGATTGGTCCGGTTCATGAACAAGGTCGCAAAACCGCGCTCAGCTTGGCCAACCTTGATTTCCCCTCTGAGAACGGCTCGCCAATGGTGCCACTGGGCCATCGTCACCGGTGTATCAGCGAGCAGACGCAGGATCTCTTCTGGTTGCTGAGTGATTGACACCCAGAAATCAAAAACTGCTGGGTCCAAGTCGTTGATGTGGATGTGCGTTGCGTCGCCATGAAACAGCAACTCTAGCGCCACTCCAGCGCCGCCAGCATAGGGCTCGAGATAGTGGCCGCCCGACAGCCCGTTGGCCCTCATCAAGCTTGCAATGAACGGGGCAAACTGTGCCTTGCCGCCCGGGTATCGAAGAGGGGTATAGAGCTTGTTGGAGAACATTATTCGTCGCGTGGCGTCTCAACTCTAGCGCACAGCAGCCGGCTTGGCCAGCGTCATACGAAGCGCGCAGAAGTCCGGGCGACTGCCTGCTCGAAGGAGGCTACAAATTCTGCTGATTCTCTCGGATAGCAGGCCATCCATTCGCGAAGGATGCCCCACCGATGGATCGCGTTCCAATGCTCCTTCCACCACTGCTTCGTGCTGTCGCGCTGGGTAGATTGAACTGTCGTGCCCAAAAACTGGTTCACGATCTTGTCGCTCGTGGGGTTCGGAACGTCAAACCGAAGCATGGCGGCCTGTAACGTTGGTGTCGGCCTCTCGACGATGTCTTGAAGAAACCGAATGATGGTGTTTTCGGGGGACCGCGCTGTGCCCCGCGAACCTGCGACGCAAGGCAGTTTGATAGTGTTGCCTCTGGACGCGGCCTTGAGCGGAATGGATGTATCAGCATCAACTATCAGTACTCGGTCTTTGAAAATTGCGTCTTTCTCCGGCAGCGCTATCAGGTTCGAGCCGCCCACTCCCAATGGAATAAGTTTTATCGTGACCCCGTATTTACGGCCTAAGGATGCGCGCTTTCCTTTGGGAATTAGCGTGTCGCAAAATTGGGCACCTTCCACATCTTCAAAGTAAACCCCTAAAGTGGGCTTTTTCGATTTCGCTGCTTTTCCATAATCAGCCGTCAGGATCATGTCATCAAGAACCGCTTTAAGCGATTGATCCTCCGCGAGTCTCGGGCGTCGCGTATCGAGAAGATAGATGATCTTGTCCGGAGATCTCGCATTGCCTGCACCTTCTGGGTGGACCGCACTTATTAGCGCGGGAGAGTGCGTTGTAGCCACGATTTGAAGATTTAGCTTTCGCGCGGCGCTTTTTAGTGCATCTGCGAGGCGGGATATGGCGTGAGGATGAAACCCGACATCCAATTCATCGATGATCAACAACCCGCCCGTGTAGGCATCGCCTTGTTCTCGCTTCAGTTGACTGAATGACGCGAGCGCAGTTGCAATGCTTGCCAAGCTGTCTTGGCCCATGGAAACCGCCAGTGCTTCGTGGGTCTGGTACCCTGGGTGTGCGGTCTTTTTCTTCGATCCTCGTATGCTCTGATGAGTCATCCTGTCGGTCACTCCGCCGCCAAGGATTACCGAGTCAATAAAACTCGTCATCAAATTTTTGTCGTCGGTGTGCATTTGCAGATTAGCGCTTGACACCTCTTTCTCGTCGGCCTCGCCAATAGAAGCAAGTCGACGGATTCCTAAGAAAATACATGCCAGAGGGATCTTGGCATCTTGGCCAATTGGGTCATCCTCTGCACGCTCAATCGTTCGAGGTACGACTCGGGCGCGCTTCCACGCTTCTCGCCGGGTCATGGCACATCGCTTCCGGACCTCAACTCCGTCCACATCGGCCACGACGATCGGAGCTGCTGCAGGATTTTGCTGAGCAGTATCAACCTCACTCAATGCAAGGTAAACGATGCGTTCAATGTTTGCGTAAAAGGGATCGCCTAAATAGGTCTTTGGTGCGCCTTCGGAAGTCAGACCGAAAGTATTCGCCAAGAGCCCAAGGATCGTTGATTTTCCTATGCCGTTGTGACCCGCAATCAGAGTAAGTCTAGAGCCAAGCTCTATTTTTAGTTCTTTTAGCTTTCTGAAAGGAGAATCAGAAAATTCCAACGATTTAACGCGAATATTTTGAATTTGTGCCGGCATAGCATCCCTCAACGATGTACCTAGTTGTTACTTTGGTGTGAGTATCCGACTAATCCATCGCTGATGGATTAGGGAAATGGAGATGTCGGCGGGGGGGACGCGCGAGCGATCAGTGGTGGCTTGTTCATGTGCACCCCCTGTAGGGTTTCACGAGAGGCCATGCCCTCGGCAAAGTCGTGCTCAAGCGTGATGCGAAAGCAAAGCGTGAAGTAGCCCGCTCGTGAGAGCCGGCACCTCCCTCGAAAGAGCGCGAGGTAACTCCCCCAGCTGGAGGTGTACGGGGTGGGGCTTCGGCCCCGCCCGGTGCTCCGAATGCGGATGTCCCTAGCGGCCACGGCGACATGTGGCGGACGAGCATGACGGCAACAACCGACAACTTCTTTGACAGCATCAACGGCGCACTGACGCCGGAGCAGGCTCTCCAGGCATTGAGCTTGGAAGAGAAGGGCGATACCGGCGGCAAGCCGGAAGACGGTGGCGCGCCCACGACCACCACTGCAACCGACGATAAGCCCGGTGCGGCTGAGCCCACGAAGGGCAACGAGCAAACCGACGAGACGAAGGGCAAGGCCGATGGCGCCCAACCCATCCCGGAAGACCAGCAGACCGCGGACAACACCGTGGTCCTGGCCAGGGACGGCAAGCACACCATCGACTTCAGCCACCTGGACAAGGCACGCCAGCAACGCGACACGTACCGGGCCGAGGCCGAAGACGCGAAGCGCCAACTGGCGGACCTGCAAGCACAGGCGAAGGCCCGCGAGAACGAAGGGCAGGCCCCGACCAAGACCGACAACATGGTCGCCACAGCAGAGGCGGCAATGTCGAAGGGGGTGGACCCGGGCCTGTTCGGCGACTTCTCGGAAGAGGCGCTTGCGGCAGGCATCGCCAAGCTGGTGCAACAGCAAGTGGAGGAGCGCGTCGGCAAGGCCGTCGCGCCGCTGCAGGCGAAGCAACAGCAGGACGCCGCCACCGCGCACTACGAGGCCATCTACAAGGCGCATCCCAACGCTGACTCCATCGTGGAGAGCGCCGAGTTCAAGGCCTGGGTGGATGCCCACCCGAGCGCGGTTCGCAATGCGTACTGGCAACTGTTCGACCCGAAGACGGGCGGAACGGCTGAGCAGATCGTCGAAGTGTTCGATGCCTTCACGAAGGGCAACAAGGAAGCTCCTACGCCCGCAGCCTCTGACAAGGCTGCGGCCACGGCCGCCGCTGCTTCCGCGCGGAAAGAACCCCCTGCAAGCCTGTCCGGTATCCCCGGCGGGCGCGCGGACGGGCTCTCTCCGCAGGAGCACATGGCAGGCATGGGTGGCGTCGACATGTACGCGGCCATGGAAGGCATGAGCCCCGCACAGATCGAAGCCTTTCTGAACAAGCAACTCTGATTGCACCAGGCATCGCCGGGAGGCGAGGCCGATCCCATCGAAGGAGGACTCCATGTCCGAAAGCAAAACGAACGTCCCGTCGGGCGCCACCGGCGCCATGATCCAGCAGGCGGTAGGGGTCTTCCACACCTGCATGCAGCGCAACACGACGCTGAACCGCCTCACGGGCAAGATGCCCACCATCGAGAACGCCATCGCGGGCGCGAAGCGTCAGTCGAAGCCCACGATGCCCATCGTGCGCGCCGACGACCTGGGCAAGAACAAGGGTGACGAGATCACCTTTCACCTCGACAACCCGATCAGCGGTTACCCGATCATGGGCAGCGAATACGCCGAGGGCAAGGGCGTGGGCATGTCGTTCTCGGAAGACCGGCTGCGCGTCAACCAGGCGCGCTTCCCGGTGGACATGGGCAACACCATGACCCAGATCCGCAGCCCCTACGACCTGCGCCGCCTGGGCCGCCCGAAGGCGCAGCAGCTGATGAACGACTACATCGACCAGTCGATCCTCGTTCACATGGCCGGCGCCCGCGGCTTCCACGACAACAAGATCGAGTGGCGCGTGCCGCTCGCCTCGCACCCGAAGTTCAAGGAAATCATGGTGAACCGGGTGAAGGCGCCGACGCGCAACCGGCACCTGGTGGTCGGCGGTGGCGCCGTGGGCGAGGTGAAGGCGAACGCTGGCGAGCTGACCATTGCCACGACGGACATGTTCACCATGGATGCGGTGGACTCGCTGCGCTCCTGGATGGACCAGATCCCGCTGCCGCCGCCCCCGGTGGAGTTCGAGGGCGACCTGGCCGCCACCGACAGCCCAATCCGCGTTGCGCTGGTGTCGCCCGCGCAGTACAGCGGCTTCGCCACGAACCCGGACTTCCGTAGCTTCCAGGCCAACGCCTATGCGCGCGCCCGGCTGGCGAAGGACCACCCGCTGTTCCTCGGCGACGTGGGCCTCTGGAACGGCATCCTCATCGTGAAGATGCCCAAGGCGATCCGCTTCTACGCTGGCGATCAGCTCAACTACTGCGCTGCGTACGACAGCGAGGTCGAGTCCAGCGTCGTCGTGCCGGCGTCGTTCGGCACCACCTTCGCCGTGGACCGCGCGCTGCTGCTGGGCGGCCAGGCGCTGGCGCAGGCCTTCGGCAGCTCGGAGCACAGCGGCATCCCGTTCTTCTGGTCGGAAGAGAAGGGTGACCACGGCGACAAGCTCGAAATCCTGATCGGCGCCATCCTGGGCATGTCGAAGATCCGCTTCGCAGTGGACCACGGCGACAGCACCCAGTTCACCGACCACGGCGTGACGGTGCTGGACACGGCCGTTCGCATCATCAAGCCGCGCGGCTGATGACCTCGGGGGCCGGCTGCGGTTGGCCTCCGCCTTCACCTTTCTCGAATCACACAGGAGGCCAACATGGCAACTATTAAGAAACTGGGGCTGGGCCTGCAGCAGTTCGGCGGCTTCACCCCTTACGGCAACCTCACCACGCTGCGCGCCGCGCTGCTGACCGCGGCCGATGGCGGCGCGCTCAACGCGGACAGCGCCACGCCCCTCGGCATCGGCGATGTCGTGGTGCTCGACAAGCTGCCCGAGGGCATGGTGCTGGAAGACGCGCAACTGATCGTGTCGACGGCGATGACCGCCGCAGTAACCGGCTCGCTGGGCTTCATCTACGCCGACGGTGTGGACAGCGCCGACGTGCCGCAGGACGCCGCGTATTTCGGTGCCGGCCTGGCGCTCAACGCGACCGGCCGCCTGCGCGCCGCCACCGCCAAGGTGCCGGTGAAGCTGCCCAAGCCCGCGCTGCTGGTGCTGACCATCGCAGGCGCGGCCAACGCGAAGGCTTCGCGCGTGGACGTGATCGTGCACGGCGAGCGCGGCGGCCCGAAGTAATCGACACCTGAGCCGAGCGGGGCGGGGCCATGTGCTTCGCCCCTTCGTCACATCCAAGAGGAGCAACCCATGTCCGCCAGCCAACTCGTCGCCATCACCTACGTCGGCACGGAAACGCCGTTCCAGGACCGCATCTACCGATCGCGCCTGACCTTCGACCCCGACCAGACCCGCGAGGTGCCGGCCGAGCTCGCTGCCAAGTTCCTGCTGCACGCAGACGTGTTCAAGGCGGCCGACGAAAAGGCTGCCGAGGCGACCGCGAAGAGCAAGAAGGCCGCCGCGCCGAAGGACGACACGGCGGAGACGCTCGAAGCCGCCCAGAAGGCCGAGGAAGAGCGGCGCCAGAAGGAGGGCCAGCGCTTCGAACTGCACCAGCAGATCGACAAGATGGACAAGCAAGCGCTGCGCGACTGGACGAAGACGAAGTTCCAGCAGGAGCTGCCCGGCAACCTCGGCATCGAGAAGATGCGCGATCGCGTCAAGGGCTTCGTGGATCAGTTCGGAGCCCCATGACCCTGCAGGACTTGATCCGGCGCTTCCGCGTCCTGGCCAACGACAAGCGGCAGCCCTATTTCTGGGCAGATGCCGATGTCGTGGACTGGCTGAACGATGCCGAGCGGCAGGCTGCGGTGCGCGGCCGGCTGCTGCGCGAGGACGCGGACCCTGAGGTGTGCCGCATCGCGCTCGCATCGGGGCAGGCGGTGTACCCGCTGCACGCGGCGGTGTTCGAGATCATCAGCCTGCGCCTGCTGCCAGTCAACGGCGACCGCGCGCGCTCGATCAGGCTCGTTTCGCGCGAGTGGCTGGATGCCGAGGTGCCCGGCTGGCGTGAGCGTGTAGACCCGGCGTGCTTCGCGATCCAGGATGACACTTCCTTGCGCCTGGTCGGCACGTTCGAGGCCGGCGATGTGCTCGTGCTCGAGTGCTATCGGACGCCCCTGGAGTCAATGGCGCTGCCCCCGGGCGGCTCGCCGCCGCCGGTGGTCCGCAGCACGCCCGATATCCATGCGACGCACCACGAGCACCTGCTGCTGTGGGCGTTGCATAAGGCTTTCAGCATCCCCGACACCGAGACGTTCGACCCGGCACGCTCGGACAGGGCTGAAGCGGGCTTCACCGCCTACTTCGGGCCGATGCCCGATAGCGACCTCCGCCGTATCACGCGCGAGGATGTTCCACATCACAACGTGCTGATCCTGCCATGAGCACGACCCTTGTTCACGTAGAGCTCCGCGTCGGCGAGACGGTGCGCATCGGCAACACGCTGGTGACGCTCTCTCAGAAGTCGGGACAGCGCGCGCGTCTCGCCATCTGCGCCGACGCGAACACCCCCATCCAGCGCCCAGCCGGGCGCGCAACCACTGGCGCGCAGGAGTGCGCTTCTTCCGCTGAAGAGGCCGCAAATGGCAAACACCCTGTATGACGCTGCGCGGCAGCGCTTCCTGGAAGCTCAGCTCAACTGGGCGACCGACACCATCAAAGTTCTGTTGGTGGACACTGGCGCCTACACGCCGCAGACGGCCATCCACCAGTACCTCGCGGACATCCCGATCTCGGCGCGCATCGCGGGCCCCGTGACGCTGACCGCGAAGACCACCACCGGCGGCGCGGCCGACGGCGCGGACGTGACGTTCACGGCTGTCTCGGGCGCGAGCATCGAGGCCATCGTGATCTACCGCGACACGGGCACCGAGGCGACCTCGCCGCTGATCGCTTTCATCGACACGGCCACGGGCCTGCCAATCACGCCCAACGGCGGCGACATCATCGTCACCTGGGACAACGGCACCAACAAGATCTTCAAGGTCTGATCGTGGGGGGCGCAGGAGTGCAGGACACGCAATCTCTCGCGGCGTCGCCGCAGAAGCCGCCGCCGATCATCATCGGCGTGGAGGGCATCGCCCCGAAGCCCATCGAGCTGACGCCGGCCATCGTGCCGGGCATCAACTGGCGCATGGTGGGCGCGCTGCCGCCGTTCCAGATGTTCGTCCACGAGCTGGCGCCGTGCCCGCCGGGGCGCGACAGCCAGGAGTGGGCCATCGACTACGCGCTGCGCTTCGCTGGTCAGCGTGGCGACGACGTGCTCATGGGCGAGTACAGCGCCTGGCACGCGGCAAAGGGGTACTGGCCGAACGAAACGCCGCTGGGCGTGCTGAAGGACTGAGGGAGCGCGAGTATGGGCCACCGAATCGCCGGCGTCCTCTACGGGGAGAACATCGTTGGCCGCATTCTTGAAGTGCGGCAAGGCCTTGATCCGTTGCTGGTGTCTTCAGATCTGATTTCCTACCCCGGCTCCGTCGGGAGCAGCGGCGCGTTTGCCGCGCTTGCACCGGACTTGAAGGCCGGTGTGGTCACGTTCAACAGCGGCATCTCGGGGTCGAATTTTCGCTACTACCCTGACATGAACACGATGGCCAACCCAGTGACGCCGGCCGCCGGCTTTGCTGCAACCACCACGGTGTGCGCGATTTCGAACGATCACTACGCGGTCGGCGGCACCAGCTCTCCCTACCTCTACGTCTTCAAGCGGAGCGACCACTCGCTGGTCACGGTGGCCACGACCAACCTCGGCACCATCTATGCGTTGGACTTCTCGCCGGACGGTACAAAGCTGGCGGTGACGCACGGCAGTTCGCCCTATATCCGCGTCTATAACACCTCGACGTGGGCTTATACCGATGCGGTGACGGTGCCCGGCGGCGGTGGCAATTACGGACTCGTGTTCACCTCGGATAGCACGCGCTTTGTCGTGATGTGTGCTTCTTCGCCCTTCATTTCGATCTACAACGCTACGACCATGGTGCGAAGCTACGGCTACGCCGCGAGCAGCAAGTACACCCCGACGACCAACTACATCCGCCCCCTCGCGCGGCATCCCACTACGGCAAACTCGATCTTGATGGCGTTCGGCACCTCGCCGTTCATCGCGGAGTTCAATGCGGACACCCAGGTCTTCACGGATTTCACTGCCCTGACGACCGGTGGCGTGATCGGGCCGGGCTACAGCCTGACGGTCGATCCAGATCCAACGGAGGACGCGGTCTACCTCCGCCACAACACTGGTTCGACATCGCCAACCCGGACGATGTCGAAGTTCAGGATCTCCACGCGCGCACCGTTCCCGGCGCAGTCGCCACTGTTCCGCAACGCCATGTGGGGCAGCACTGGCGCGCTGACGCCATTTGTCATCACTTACGACACCCCCTACAAGATCACGGGCACGGTGCGGGACATCAGCAACAACCCCGTGGCGCGCGTGGTGCGCGCGCATCGACGAGATACCGGTGAGCTCGCCGCCCAAACCACCTCGAGCGCGAGCACCGGCAACTACGACCTGCGCGTGCCGGACATCGGGCCTTACGACGTGCAGTTCATGACGGCCGCCGGCGAGCTGCTGAACGACCTGTTCTACGCGCAGACGGAGCCGCAACCGGTCTAGCGATGCCGTACACGCCCCCGACCAGCCCGCTGAACGCTTCGTGGGTCGGGGCACCGACCTACCGAGGGCCCGCGCGCGTCATCCTCGGCACCTGGGTCACGCCGAATCAGTGGATCTACCAGCCGGCCAGCGCCGAGGGCGGCATGGGCACGCCAACGGTCATCGGGCAGCAGCTCGTGGCGGCTGCAGGTGCCGCTGACCAGACCCAATGGGGTACGACCTTCGCGCTGACGAAGGTTCTCTACTACCGGCCGCCGCAGTACACCATCACCGCTTCGTGGGTCGGCAAGCCGGTCTACATCCGCACCATCGGCGCATCCCTGTCGGTCACCTGGGACCAGCAGCGCGCCTACGTCAATCCGCCGGGCTTTCTGTCCGAGGCGACGGGCACGCCCTTCGTCACGCAGCAGCAGTTCGTGCGGCCGGTGGGCTTCACGCCGCTGGCCTTCGGTTCCACGTACGCGATCTTCCCCTACCAGTACGCGCCGCCGCGCTGGACGATCAATGCGAGCTGGGTGGGCAAGCCGGCCTACACACCCGCGGTGGGCGTGCGCGATGGGCTCTGGACGCTGCCGTCAGAGGACAAGTACATCCCGCTGACGGGCTGGGACTCGTGCAGCTTCGGCGCCGCCACGATCCAGAACTACCTCACCTACGTTGCGCCGGGTGGGTTCGACAGCCTGGCCGTCGGCGCGCACCAGGTGCGCAATGCGGCGGGCGCGCTGCGGCCAACGGGCATCGCCAGCCAGCTCTCGTTCGGTGCCGCCCTCGTGGCGTTCGGACAGCGCAAGGTCACGCCCACGGGCGTGGATCTGTCGGGCTTCGGCGCGGCCGCCGTGGTACTGAAGAACAGGCGTCTCTTCCCAGGTGGCTTCGATGCGATGGCCGGTGGCAACCCGACCATCATCAACCGGAACCGGTACATCGCAGCCGGCAACATCGTGCCGCCGGCGCTCGGCACGAGTTCGATGGTCTGGCTCTACACCCGATACCTGCTGCCGAGCGGGCTGGTGGCCACCGGTTTCGCGAGCACCAACCGGGTGAGCCACGACCGGCAGTATGTGCAGCTGAACGCGGGCATCCCCACGCCAGGCTTCGGCACAGCCTGGATCAGCCAGGGCACGCGGCTGGTGGCTCCGGCGGGCGCGTTCCTCGATGCCGTCGGCAGGCCGAACGTGGGCGGCACGCGCTACATCACGCCAACGGGCTGGGACTCGTCGGCCTTCGGCACACGGGTCATCCCTGAATCGCAGACCGTGGCGCCGCAGGGCTTCCGGGAGGTCTGGGGCGACACGAACATCAAGAACCAGCTGTCGTTCGTGCGGCCGCCCGGGTTCGAGACGAACGTGCAGGAGCAATACCGCTGGGGGCGGGCGCAGG